CCCTCCCCATCACATGCAGTTAAGGTGATTTTATGGTAAAAGTAACAGTGAACAGAAATGATTTTCAGTCGTTCCTTATGTCCTTTGCAAAGGACTTGGATGACTTGCGAATTGCTTGCAGTGGAGCGTTCTTGACGGTTGAGGTGGCCTATGCCAACCACTACCTACGCAAGAGGTTTCCAGTGGAAACAGGGGCTATCGAGGAAGAGGGCTTCATCCACATTGCGCTGATGGACAAGTTCTTGAAGTTCATCAAGGCGAGCAAGCAAACCAACATCACACTGCGACAGACTGCACCAGTGAAACCACTGCACATCGACGCAGGTGGTAACCGACTACAGATACCAAGTACAGACGACATTGAATCGTTTGCGAAGGTCAATGCAATGGGTCGGGTCATCAGTGCGTGCATCGACAGCAACTTCACTGTATTCTACAAATCACCATTGAGTGCTCACGGAAGCATATCTGATACGAAGGATTTGATTTCACTCGCAGGTATGCGTAAGGTCATCGCTGACAATGCACAGTTCAAGGTGCGTACACACTGCGGTGAGAACGAGTTCGGTATCGTTGCAGGTAAGGCGGCAAGTGGTCGCCTGTTCACCACACTACCCATCACGGACACAGACGGACCCTCGGCTACTATTCAATCCAACTTTGGTGAGTGGTTGCCTGTTTGCCTGATGTACCTCGATGAAGGCACTGCACGCTTCCACATGGGTGACGGTACTCCGCTTATCTTTGACCAAACGAATACTTTACTGGTTGTAATAGATGAGGGAGATGAATGATAATCGACTGGTATTCCGAAAGTGCGTACGACGCACCAGTGCTGTACCTACGTACTCGTGGGTCTGATGGTGTACTACACGAGCGATACATACGTGCGGAAGATGAAGACTACGTGCGACCCTTCTGTTGGGTGGACCAAGCCGCACCTACACACGTACTGCGTAGGATGCAACGGCTCAACGCTACCATACACTACGATGAGGTGGCACAGGGATTGTACGGCAACAAATTATGGAAAGTATCAGTATCGCACCCTAACACACTATGGCAACTCAAAGACCTATGTGACCGTTGGACACACGAGGCTGATGTATCGTATCAAGACCAAGTGCTGATGAAACTCTACCCTGATGAGATACCCGAATTTCAACCTCGCAAGTGGTACTATGACCTTGAGTGGAATCCAAACAATGATGATGACTTTACAACAGTCATGGCTGTTGTCGATACCGACATGGACCATCCAGTAGTATTTGCATGGAGCGAGGACAGTGCGCTGAACAATGTGTACAAGACTGAATGGATTGACCGATACGACGGCTACGAGTTACGTACGTTCCCCAACGAACACAAGATGCATGATGGCTTCTTATCCTTCCTTGAGGAACGTGACCCTGACATTCTGATTGCACACGCAGGTCACTGGGCTGACCTGCCTCATCTACACAAGAGGCTCGGTGTCGAGCGTGAGCGCATGTCACCACTCAACATCTTCATTGCACCACCAAAGGATGGGTCGGGGTACAAGACAACACGCCAACCCATCAAAGGACGACTGGTGTATGACACAGCCGCACAGTGGACAGACGGCACAGGCTTTGAGGCCATATGGCAAAAGTCGGGCAACGGTCAAGCCGAGTCAAGAAAGTTGGATTGGTTCGCCAAGAAACTTGGTTTCGCAGGTAAACTAACCAATGAGATTCAAGGCATGACTGTGTTCAATGGTTGGACAGATTACTACGATGACTTCGTTGATTACTGTTTGGTGGACACAACACTCTTACGTGACTGTGATGAGAAGTTGCATTGTACTGACTTCCACGTTGCACTACAGAAGGTCTGTGGTGTACAGTTCGCAAGCACACACAAGGTGACTCGTTACTTCCGTGGTCTGATAGGACGACGTACAGAACTCAAAGCACCTTCTTCATTCGTTGAAGAACGACCCGAACTTGAAGCGGCATGGGTTATGCAACCTGTAGCGGGTCGCCATGAGAACGTGGCTCTCATGGACTTCGCTTCGCTGTACCCGAACATCATTCTCTCCGCAAACCTGTGTTGGACGACGCAGGTGGATGAGGGTGGTGAGGGTATACTCACACTCAACATACCACCAAAACGTGACAAGGATGGCACGTTCATTCAAGGCACTGGTGGTATATTCCACTTTGACCAATCAAGGGAAGGATTGTTCCCAAAGGTTGTTAAAGAACTACTTGCTCTACGTAAGGAGTACAAAACTCGCATGAAAGATGCGACCGACCCTGATAAGAAACTGGGGTACAACATGCTACAAATGGCCGTCAAGGTCGCAGTCAATGCACTGTACGGCATGACAGGTACACGTAAGATTTCAGGCCAATGGAGCAACTATGCGATTGCACAGTCCATCACCTATCTTGGTCGCAAATCCATCACCATGCTTGTTGATGAATGCGAGAAGCGTGGTCACAAGGCACTGGCGGGTCACACAGACTCGGTGTACGTGCAAGTGCCATTCGATGAGGCGCACGACCTGTGCGATGAATTAACTGTTATTGCACAGAAAGATATGAACTTAGCGTACCTTGATGTTGAGTTTGAGGCATTCTTCCCGTATTGGTTCACAGCCAACACCAAGAACCGCAACTTCGGTATCAAGTCCTTCCCTCCCGAAGACGAGGGTAAGATGAAGGTCACTGGGTATTCACTCAAGGCATCGAATGCACCTGCTATTACGAAGGAGATTCTTTCGACAGCCTTCACGCTGATTGGCACTGGGGCTGATGAGGATGAGGTGTTCGCTCAAGTGCGTCCTCTCATCAAGCAATTGTACAAGGGCGAGCGTGACGTGCAAGAGATTGCCTCAAGTGGGCGTATCTCCAAACATCTACATGAGTACGACAAGGTTGTACCTAACCCTGCAAAAGCGGCACGCTACTCCAACCTCCACCTTCAAACCGACTTCAACAAGGGCGATAGCATACGATGGGTATTTATCGACGGTGTTCCCGAAGGACAACCCATGTGCAACGTCGTGGCGTTTGAAGAACCTCACCAGTTGGAGGGCTACAGCATCGACTGGACGACTACCGTTGAGAAATGGATTCGGTCGAAAATCAAATCAGTATACGAAACTCTCTATTGGAACTTGGATGCCCTAACGGACTTGCGAGTACCGAAGAGGTATGGATGGTGATAACATGAGTAAATGGAAATTTTGGAAAAAAGTGACCGAAGCGAAAACTGTAGAATCAAAGGTAAAGTATTGCTGTAACTGCGGCGGTAAGATTATGCGACAGACTACATTGGATGAGTTCTTTGATATGACTCCTCCATCACAGAAGCGATTGACGGATTACGAGATGACTGAAAGCGTGGGCTTCGGTAATACTCCACGTAAGTACAGGGGGATGATTTGATGCCTCGCCCTTGCTCTAAGCGTGGGTGTGGCTTACCTGCACATCGTGGCTTCCGCTTCTGTGCAGGTCCAAGATGTTCTGAACTTTACAAGAGAAAAAAGGGGGAAGAGGAGTGAGTAAAATAGAAGACAAAGTATGTGAGAAGATTCAAGGTCGAGCCGAAGTCGGTTTGAAGAAGTATGGCGTGAGCATGGCTGATGAAGTTCTGTCGCTACGTGAGTGGCTCATTCACCTTCAAGAAGAATTGATGGATGCGGCTGTGTACGTTGAAAAATTGATAGGAGAGGTAGACAATGAAATGCAAATAAAGAGATTGCTTACCGTTCTCGATGCAAAAAAACACAATCAACATTTGAAGGACAGATGGAATAAAAAAGAACAATCATCACCTGAATGGAAAAAGAATTTTAGACAAATCAAAGGAGCAATACCATATCATCAAAGATGGATGGGTGAGGAAGAATGAGATGGAATCCAACAGGTGATGACTCACGTCAAACCATTGAAGAGTACAATGCTGAAACAGGCCACAGGGAAGAAATGCTGTGGCATCAAAACAGCACATACGCTTGGAATCCAAACCTACAAGACGGTACTATCTTGAGAGTCACAAAGTCAAGCATGGGTACATTCAGTTGGTGTCGGCAACAATACTACCTTGAGAAGTTCAAGGGACTGCGAGGCGAAAGCCGATATTATCATACTCGTGGATTGAACGTACACGACATGATGGAATGGTTTTGGGAGAACATATCAAAGAAGCAAGAGCAAGCAGTCTTGAACCTCGCTGAATCAGACAGCGAAGCAGGGCGTACGCTACTCCACAGTTACATTCCACAACCTCCTGAACCGTATGAGTACGGTGAGGAGGAACAGATTCGACAATGGGTTGATTGGCAATACAATCGACTCATCATTACACAGGGTAAGAAGTGGCGACCTGCGGGTGTTGAGGCAAACATACATGCCAACCGCTATGTGGTTGTAGATGATACACCTGTGAAAGTACACCTATCAGGATTCATTGACACACTCTTTCCAAGTGAGTCTGATGGGTATGCTCTCATGGAATTGAAGAGTGGTAAATACAACAAGAGCAAACCTACGAACATGCGTAAGGAGATGGCTTTCTACAAGATGATGCTTGACCACAGCCCACACCATGAGTATCTTCCTATCACCCACTGGGGATGGGAGTTTCCGGGTGGTGGCATTGAGGGCGGTACTGGTCCAGCCATTCACTATGAATCAGCAACAAACAAAACAGGAAGCAACGCAGTAAAGAGCGTCGAGCGTACACTGGAGAAGATGGTGCGAGCGCACATTGCTATGGAGTTCCCACCTGACCCATACTTGGGTAGGCTCAAAAAAGATGTACCCCTTGAAGAACAGAAACTCAAATGTAACTGGTGCGACTACAAAGACCACTGTGAGTTTTGGTCGGTAACAGATGAATACTTGGATAAAATAATGGAGGAAGCATAATGAAAGAAGCAGCAATAGCAATAGAAAAATACCTATCGGAGAAAGTAGATGAAGAACACGTTGTACACATCGTAGTACAGAAGACAGGCAACTTACCAAAGCGAGTTCCTTTCACATGTAATGTATACAGACAGACAACGCTTGACAAGTTCATGGATGAAGAAACAGGCTACCCTGATTACGTCGGTCCGTATCACGTACACTTTACTGTTCATGCTCGATATATGCAAGCGGAAAAAATCATTGACACAATGAATATGTTGGCTGAACACCTTGAAGGTCTGATGTATCTCAAGCGGTGATTGTATGCCCTTTGTACCGATAGACTTCCCTCGTGAGGTCTTAGAACTCCCTGCCAATGGCATGAAGGGTTGGCGACGTATTGTACGCAACGCTGATGAGTTGCAACAGTACTGGAAAGGGAAGAACGGTTCGGGCAATGTATACTTCACAGCGTATGGTTATAGTGAAACACAAGCACCGAAGCATCACCGAGTCGATTACAATACTCCGAAGATACATCACTTTGTGATGGACTTCGATTGCAAGGACTTCAAGAATCGTGGTGCGGAGGTACACTTTGAAGTGCCTCAAGAAGAGGTACGTCGCCTTCACCAATACTTGCAAGGTGAGAACATTGAACACTTTGTATGGTTTAGTGGTGGCGGTTTCCACGTATGGGTTCCGTTTGCTGAATCAATAAATCCGACAAGCGGTTCTGAACTTTCAAGGGTAAAGTATTCAGGTGCAATGCTATTGAACCAGTGGGAGAAGGACATCGGTGGACTGCGGTGCAATGACCCAACAGTGGCATTCGATACCAGTGGTATGATTCGCATTCCTAACTCATACAATGCAAGGCGAGATTGTTGGTCGATACCACTATCGAGCGAAGACCTGATGAGCCTCTCGTATGATGACCTACAAGACAAGGCGATGAATGCACACGAAGGCTACATCAGTATGGGTGGTGAGCCGTTGGAGTTCAAGATAGTTGAGAATCAACTGATGACAATGAACGACATCAAGCCTGTTGATTTACCAACCATATCCTATGACGACATTCACATTCTTCCCTGCTTGGCGCAAGCGGCTATGGGTGGGGGCAACCCTACCGACCGAGCAAGATACCACTTCGTATCGTACCTCGCTGACCGATTCCGCATGTTCTTCCCTGCATGGAAAGTCAAGGAGGAAGACAGAATGAAGCACGTCGCACCAATTGTAAGCATTTGCTCACAACAAAACTGGGTAGACTTTGACCGTGATTATACGACAATGCGTGTGTCTCATATCGTCAAAGCGGGTCACACACATGCTTCATGTGCAACTTTATACCGTGAAGGTTTTTGCGTTGGTAAGTGCAATTATCATGACGGCACAACGGATGAGTGATGAATATGAAAAAAACAAAAACAATTGATTTTGCAAAAAGAGTATTGAACGAAAAAGGCAATATGACTACTGATGAAATCATAAATTCCATCAAAGAAAAATGGCCTAAACGTACACCATCAGTGAACTCGCTTTCAAACATTTTAGCAAAAAATCCTGACTTTATTGTAGTGGGCGTAGTCATGAAAAAGAGTATGCTTAGTGGTAGTTACGAGGCAAACATATGGGGGCTTGCAGATGAGTAAACCTGATTTGATTATTGACAGCAATGAACGAGGAACACTTTGCGAATCTATAGAACGACGTGCTGAAAAGATGGGCATGACTGTTGCACGCCAAGTGTTGGTGGTCGGTGACTACCAATTAGGCGGGGCATGTGTCGAGGCCAAGAGCATCAGCGACTTGTTTCAGTCATCGCACAATGGTCATCTATGGCGACAACTGGACAACATGGATGCCAACTACGAAAGGTTCTTCCTTCTCGTACACGGTTCTATAGAAAAACACGTAAGCATAATGAAGAACAAGGGAAGTAAGAATGTCACATACTCACGAGTTCAAAGCGAATTGATTGGCACTATCGCACGCATTATGTCTGATTTCAACTGCCAAGTATTTTACACTCCACACGTTAGTGAAGCGGCTATGTTTGTCGTTAAACTACACGACAAGTTGCACAAACCTGCAAGTAAGCATGGTGCTCAAGCAGTGCGTCGTGTAGCGTCCAATGACATACGCATGGACGTGCTGATGGCTATACCCTCCGTAGGACGAGAGATTGCTGAACGCTTGCTTGACAAGTGCGGTAGTATCGAGGAGATGGCTTTCCCTGAATCATTGAAACAGGTGAAAGGACTTGGCGAAGCACGACGTAAATTACTGATGAAAGTACTAACGAGTGAAGCAGAAGTAAGACAAGAGCGTAAAGTCCGTCGCTGATTTATAAACTGGCAAAGAGAAAGAAGGTGTGAAAATATGACAGAAGCAAGCAATTACAAAGCAGTACAAAAGTTCCCGATTCTTGATGCATACTTGCATCACTTTTCGAGAACATCAATGAACAATGAGATACCGGGGCTACTGTCCTTTTTCTACATACAAGGACAACTGGCTCTACCGTATGTTCGTATACCGACAGGTGACACGCACCTTGACCCTCGTGTACACGTCTTTTGGATTCAACCATCAAGAACGGGTAAGTCGATTGCATGGAACTACATTGGTGACATCATGGATAACATTGATTTGCCAACCGAGTTGTTCGCTTCGGGTACAGATGCAGGTCTGATAGGCTCAACTATTCCAGTCATGGATGAGAACGGTAAGCCAACAAGTGAAGTTGAAACAGTCGAAGGGCTTCTTGCAGGGCGCAAGGGAATCAACTTTGATGAGGGTTCTATTCTTCTTACCCCAAACAAACACAGTCAAGAAACTGTTCTGTATCTTCAAACTGCTTGTAACCCTGTGGGTAGCGGCAACAACGTGCTCGTGAAGCACATGAAGGGTAACAAGATTGAGTGTCCTTCACTGGTGTCACTATGGATTACCACATACCCACCAAAGGGTGTCAAGGAGTATGTCTTGACGAAGGGTATCTTTCAACGTGTATTACTGTACTGGGCGCACTGGGACATGGACATGCGTCAAGAAGTGAGCAACACTCGACTGGGTACATTCTTCCGCAAACCAAAGCAGGTTGAATACACAAAGGACGACATCTACGATTACTTTTCAACAACCGAGAAGCGTATGCGTGACCGCCTTCTCAACATGGGTGAGATTACATTCACGCAATGGGACGAGATGACAAATGATGAGAAAGAAGACCTCGTTCAAGAAAAGATGTGGGATATGTTCACTGCTTCAAGTGATTATGAAACTGCACTGTATCAAGCGTCTGATGAGATATACGACTTACTACGCAACATGGATGCGGCAATGTCTGAAATCGTAGCATCCTTCACACCTGCGGTTGAGAACTATCTTGGTATCTTTTCAGTCCACATGGCTTTGCTTGACAACAAGTGGGAAGTTACGCCTGAACACGTAGACATGGCGCATGAGATTCTTTTCGACCTCTTCCAAAACCTCATTGCATGGCTTGAGGATTCTGTCGAGATTGGTGGCAACAAGGCAAAGGAAGCCAAGTTGCAAGATGATATGCTTAAGGCGTATGGCGAATGTGCGGGATATGAGTTGGATGGTCATGGCGATGGTTGGCGGATGCAATCAAGCGTATGGAATCAGTACATGGCGCAAACAGGAGTGAGCAAGAGTACTGTTCAACGTCACTTCAAAGACTACGGACCGAGACTATTCAACCGCAAAAAGAGTAACGGACGAATCTACTATCGACGTAAAGGTGATAATGGTGAGCGATAACGTAATGGCACTTGATATTGAAACTGGCAACTTCTCTTGGGAGATAGGTGGTTGGGATAAGACGGCTTCGTTTGAGCCTACAGTCGTGGCTACATGGAATGGTGATACTGGTAATGTATACTGCAACAAGTCTCTTTCAATTGATGCTACGGTCAAAGCCCTACACCCACGTACACTCGGTGAGGATTTAGCCGAACACGTAGAAAAGGGTGGCTCAATTATCGGTCATAACATCAAGTCCTTTGACCTCCCAGTGCTACGAGATGCACTGGACTGTTGGACAGCAGGTGACATGCTCAAGAGCGATAGTGTCATCGACACAAAGAATCTCGTGAACAAGGCATCCCTGTCGCAACAGAAGGTGATGACCGACCTAAATTCCCTTGTCAAACACACGTTGGGTGACAGTAAGTTAATGAACAGCGAAGATGCGCCTACGGCTTGGAGGAACGGACGATACGACGAGGTGGCGAAGTACTGCTTGAGCGATGCTCAACTTACTTACGACCTCTACAGTTTCGGCAAGAGCGAAGGCTATGTACGTTCTCGTGCTGTTGATACGGGACAAATAATTGAAGTTGAGGTGAACTGGAATTGAAGAAAGATAATGAACAAGCAAGAACGAATGCACAAGCGATGAACATACGGGCGGCAAGGACGATTGCTGAAACTGTCAAGTCTACGCTTGGACCGATGGGTATGGACAAGATGTTGGTCGATGGACACGGCAACGTCATCGTAACGAATGACGGGGCTACCATCCTCCGTGAAGTCGATGTGTCGCATCCGGGTGGTAAGATGATTGCCGAAGTAGCAAAGACACAAGAGAACCTATGCTACGACGGAACAACAAGCACAGTCGTACTTTCAGGAGCATTGCTTGGACACACCGAGTCTTTGTTTGCTAAGGGCTTGCACCCGAATGTGATTTGTCGTGGGTATCACGAGGCTTCACAAATGGCAACCAAGTACTTGCAAGATGAAATTACAATGCTTGCCGAAGGACGTGATGAAACACTGTCCGTCGCTAAGACAGCAATCACTGGTAAGACCCTTGAGCATTCGCTTGACCAAGTAGCCGAACTATGTGTATCGGCTGTTGAGCAAGCGGGTGATGCGAAGTCTGTACGTGTGGTATCGTTTCCGGGTGGCTCGGTCAATGACTCATCCTTGTTCAACGGTGTCATCGTGAGCAAAGACTTCGTGATTGAAGACGAGTCTGATGCAAGCGAATACTACCAAATGATGCTCATCAATACTGGTCTTGACGTTGAGAAGAACGAAGAGAACGTGCAAGTGCAACTCGATGCACAGTCATACAGCACGTACAAGTCGGCGGGTAAGGCTGATTTGCTTTCAAGAGCCAAGGAAATCGTTGATGCTTTCAAGGGTAAAGTAGGTATTGTTTTCGTACGTGATGGGGTCAATGACCACGTTTGTGCGTACCTCAAGAAGAACGGTATCTATGTCGTACGTCGTACGCCTGAATCCGCTATGCGTGCCATGAAGCGTGCTACAAACAGCACTATCTACCAAACCGTCGATGACATTGAAGACATGACCATGACAAAGGTCGTACGTGAGATGCACAACGACATATGGTATTTGTTCGTACATTCAAATCACAAGGAGAGCAAGGAGGCTACGCTTGTCTTGCGTGGTGCGACTACGCACACACTGGAAGAAGTCGAGCGTGGATTCGATGATGCTCTTGGTGTCGTATCAATGGTGATTGGTGATGAGAAGGTTGTCGTGGGCGGAGGCAATGCCTACGCTCGTATGGCTGTCTACCTACGCCAACATGCGGCACAGGTAGGGGGTAGAGCACAGATGGCTATTGAGGCGTTTGCTGATGCCTTAGAAACCATCCCTGCGACCATTGCCGAGAATGCAGGTCATGACCCACTTGATACCATCCTTGAACTACGCCACCGTCTGATGGACGGTGACCTCACGGTTGGCCCTGATGTTGAGAACGGAGGTGTGTGTGACATGCTCAAGTTGGGCGTGCTTGAACCTGCTGAACTCGTACGTCAAGCAGTGCTTAGTGCGGCTGAAGTCACGAATGCTATTCTCCGCATTGATGACATCATTGCACGACGAGGCGTTGAGTGATGGGACGTTTGCTTGACCGCTTGAAGGTCAAGTGCCGAAGATGCACACACTGGCACATACCGAGAAGGCTCACTGCTCGCTACATAGATGGTGATAAGAAGCGACTACATATGTTGCAGTGCAAAGAGTGCGGTCACTTTTGGATTGACAGTGCGTTCAATCGTCAATAGTGCCAAGCCATGTTAGGACAAACCCTGCGATGAATGCCAGTAGTGCTGGTAGCCACATTACTTCACCAACTATCAATGACTGCTTGACTGGGAGGTGTACCCCAATCGCTCGGCCACTCATTCATATCAATGGTTCCATTAAGAAAAATTGTGCAATGTGTAGCATAGTCGTATTGAGTAAATCCCGCATTGTGCATAGCCGTTGTCAATTCTTGTACTGTCAAATTCATGAAACCAACTCCTGTACAACAAAGTAACTTATAGTGCTTAAATTGCCCACTGTTCCACTTCCACTTGCTGTGATTGTTGCTTTCACTTTGTCACCTGAATCTAATTTGAAAACGGATGATACCAGTTCTTTCAGACCGTTGGAACTCGGACCTCTCAGAATAATTGCATAACCGCTTCCTGTGTCTTTGTAAAGCGAAGTAAAAGTCCACGTAGGTGCAGACGTAAAGTAACAATTTACATTGAACAAATAGTAACCATCTCTTGGAGCAGTAAAACAATTGTTTGTTGTATCGAAGTCGCTACCAGTATCGTATTCAGTTGTATTAAATGGTAAATCAGTAGCACCTGATGTATACGATAATGTTGCACTCATTGTTGCTCGTACCTTTGCAATAGTTTGTGAGCCGCCGAACTCGCTGAAATCGGCATACTTGAGATTATTTGAATCGGATGCATCTTGTAGTAGTATACGGTCTGTAGAAGCGGGTGTACCTACATCTGTAAGTGTCATACCATTCAATGCCGATTTGACGTTTGTTGCATCGGTAACATCCGCATTTGCTTCTATACCGTCCAACTTCGTCTTGTCGGCACTCGACATCGAACCTGCCGCACTGGTTGTAGCCGCACTGATACCGATTGTACCAGATGAAGTTATTGTTCCACCAGTGATTGGTGCAGTGGTCGCAATAGAAGTTACCGTACCTGTACCAAGCACTTCGATACTGTTCCAAGATGTGTTAGTTCTATCGTAAACATATTGTTTCACCGTTTGACCAAACGCACCCAATGAATTGAAATTGACAGTGTTGCTACCATGTAGATTCTTGATGGTAATGACGTGACCATCAGGGAATGTACCGCTTGGTGTCACTGTACACGTACCACCGGGTGTGAGCATAAGCACATTCTCATCAGCCGACGTGATAGTTATACTGGTGGCAGTAGAAGACAAGACCGAGTTGAAGATACGACGTGTAAACCGATTACCACCCGAATCCTTACCTGAATAGAACATGACTTGGTTGCCTTCACTATCGTACGATTGCCACATAGCACCCATACGGCTACCTGTTAATGCACCTACTTCTTCTCCCCCTCCATGAAGGTTATCGAGGTCTGTATGTGAATCAACAGCAGTAGTTGCGGCGACTGCTCCACTTGTTACTGGTGTAAAATAAATTGGACTTGGTTTGATGAATACACGCTTATCGTTAATTTCCGTTACTTTAAGATTTAAATCACCTGAACCACTTTCATACACACAACGTAATACCGCAAGTACAACAGATTGTTTTACATCTTGGGATGCACCTTTTTGTGTGGGTGCATTAAGGAACGAATGAGGGGCTAATGGATAACCACTGGTTACTGGTGTACCCATCTCCCAATATATCCGCTTGTTTGCATTTGTTGAGTCATTAACAGATGATACGTAGACTACAACTAACGCTTCTTGCCCAGTGGTAAGTGCTGATACTGTACCACTAATGGATTTGTAATTACTTGCGTTTTGAATGTCCACATCGACAGTAGTACCGCCGCCAAATTCATACACTACACCGTCAATTACAGCATAGCCACCTCTTACAACTATTTCATAATGATTAGACGATGCCTTACCGTTTACATTACCCGCTAAATTAAGTGGGTTGTTACGGTCACTGTCACCCGATGCAGTGTCTTCTTCAAGAAGAATACCGTTACCATGCACCCCTTCGTATAGGTTTGTTAGCGTGGGACTGATGATGTGCTCACCATCAAACAGTCCATCTTCCGCAGTAGGCGTAGCCAAACTGGTGTGCGTTGTAAGCGTCATGTTTCCTTTCGTGTGTCCTGATAATGGATTCCCTGTCATACTTTCACCTTTCTTATACAGACATCTGTCTTAAATTTTCTACCAACTGATTGTATTGCGGATTGTCACCGTACTCAAAGAGTTTCTTTTGTTGCGGGTCTTGTTTTATGGAATTTAAAAATGATAATGCGTTTGATGTTCGTATGTAATTATCCATACCCTGTTGCCAATTTCGTAAGTCACCATGTTCTCTCCATGCATCAAATGCGGGTCGATAGTCCTTCACTCGTTGTGTTAATTCATTCAGTTCTTCGGCATCAACATAAGGAAAATTTGCTGTGATATTACCACCAACAAAGCCTCGCTTGTAATCTATTGGGTTAATGTAAGAACTGGCAAAGGTACGATAGGATGGGTCAAAAATTTGTACCTGTCCGTCCTTTATTCCTACGTTTGGTCCTTTTGCATCGGCTAAACCAAGTAAACCCATAATCGGTTCATTCAATATGTTACTAACCTGTTGCGGGGAATGGGGAAAGTGTTTGGATTTTGGCGAATCACTGATACTACCATAGTCAAATTTACCACGTTTACCAAACACTTCATCCATTTGTGCTTGTTGTACCTTCCCGCCTCTAATTGGTGTTTCAGGAACTACAGGTTTACCCATATCAGCGAGTGCTTGTGATAACGCAAGTGTAGCGAAACGATTTGCAAAAGGATGTACTTCAGGTCTTAATGATACCTTTGTAACTGGTTTTCTTTTATCGAAAGGTATTGTGGCTTCTCGATACATACCACTCGCTTTATCGGAATCATCAGCCTTGAGGAAAGCCCATGCATCTACAAAAGCAAACATCAAACCACCTCAATTGTAATTTCAATTTTGACTTCGTTACTCGTCGTTTTCGATATTGGTTTAACTGTAAATCTACCTACAGGGGTGAAGTCATTGGTATTTCGTAGTTGTAGGTATACTTCTTTGATTGCTTCGTTAAATGCTTGAGTTTGAGGAACAATGGCCTCTACCAATAGCGTAGCATCGTCTACAATGGTGATGGTTGGTGTGAGAGTCATTGCGGGGCGACCAGTGCCACCATCGTCGCTGGTAGCAGGTGTACCGTCAAATCCTATGATGACTTCATTGATGTTGTCACGAATTGTTTCAAGCAACAATCTTCGTAGGTGATTACTTACTGGGATTCGTACACCTCCTTTGTTTGTGTTAAGTGTTGGCTTTTGTTACCACCAAGTGGTTCATTACCACCACCAATTTTACCCCTCGTGTTGCCACCAATCAAGATTGCGGTCGAATAGACAGCATTTTCGATAACTTTGGTTTCAAACCGCAACTCCACCTTACCGAACAGTGCCAAGTTTGTATCAACCACTTGCATGTATGTAGCGGGATTTGTTTCATTAGCATCTATTGTAGAGCCTTCGTTGATACCTTGCAGTATTCCTTCAAGACCGACTTCGACATTCATAAGAGCAAAATCGCTACGGTTCTGAAGAGGATAGTGTCGCACTTCGGTGATGAGTTTGTTTCGACCTTCATGCTCTACAGTCATACCGGGACGCACATTAAGTGAATCGTAGTTATTGTTGATGGTTTGCGAGCCTTTCATTAATGATTGACCACGCAGTATCTTACGTGCAACTCTACGTGCGCTCATCTTGCTTCGCACCGTGTGGTCTACGATAGGAGCAGGTGCTTCACGTACATCTGTGACTTGTGATTCAGTATCGTCCACTGTAACGATTACAAGGTCATTAAGAGCCATTGGTAATCCTTGTACTGTTACACGATTGAATGTGTTATCAACAGGGTTTGATTCTGTAGTGTTTGATAATTTGTTGGTAATGTTGATTGCGCTTTCGGAGAATGTAAGCGGAATGTACAGTAGATTACCAAAAGCATCGAGCAATACCATACGCCCATCATGACGAGCAAGATAGCGCAGTGATGTCATGAGGTTCGTATTTTGGAAGTCCTTAGCAATGAAGCGTGTAGTGTGATGACGGTGTGTTGCGACTGTGCTTTCAGGTCGTGCGATATTGACGCTCGTTACACCACTGTCCACCGACTCACCCAACTTGATAGCCAAGTCCGTTGTACGTAGTCCCACGTCCACTGGTTGTCCGAGTTTTACAATATCACTGCTAAACCCAATGTCTTGCAGTGTGCGGCCTTTCATGTTACGTAGATTGCCAAACACACCAATGGTACTGTTTTCGACATCGCTCAATACGATGCGCTCGGATGGGTTGTCGGCGTTGTAAAGGAGGATAGGTATGTTACTCGAAGACAAAGTTTCCCCGTTAAAGTATGGAACACCAGTATATTCGTGACCTGATTTCTGTACGTGTGTGAGTTGTACGCCACCCTCGCTCTCTACAATCTGATAGCGGGTTTGGGGCATGACTTGCAGGTTACGGGTGTTGTTCTTCTCGACCGTAATCTTTGCCTTGTTTGACGTTTGCACGCTTATGCGACCATGATGAACAGCGTTATCGACAAAGACTGGTTTACGTACGTGGTCCATAACCTCGTTGGCATCGGTGTCATAACGCCCAGTGCTTGTGTTTGTAATGAGTGTCATTTACCACGCTTCCCCCATGTTGTAGGACGTTGTGCTCTCCAGTGAATAGGGATTCTTACAAGTCGTTCAGGCGGTATGTCTTGCTGTACCCAAGCCTCCGGTCCTTCATCTGTCCAGTTTCTAAATTGACCTTGAACGTCCTTTAATGGTATTCTTACACCTAATCCCATACGAGTAGGTGTCCTACCTGTCCCACTATGTTGAAATACCGATTGTCTATTCATACCTGCGGGATGAAACCACGTTCCTTTACCGCTTAAATCAAATTGTTTGAATTTTCGATAGTTGTTTTTATTCTGGTCTTCCTCCGCACTAAGTGCTTCCCAACTGTGGGCTTCTTCAGATGCAGGTGTTGCTTTCAGTCCTTCCGTAATTAGTGATTGAGGGGTTTGTGGTATTGTTTCATCAAACGTTTCACCATACATTGCTCGATGGGCATCAAAATTATCATACCAATTTTGTGTAGGATGATAACGTATCATGGTCACAGGACCATAAGGACTTGGAAAATCAGGATGAAACTCACCAAGTGTGGTTTGCCGAGAAGCCTTGAGAAA